ACTTGGCTGTGAGTTCGCTGTAAACGCCGTCAGCTACCGATAGTATACCTGCTATACCCCCGACCTCGTCAAGCCCTCTGAGGGACTTCAGGTGCTCTGCAATGGACACCTCGTCAATAGGCTTACTTAGTTGAGCAAGTTCACCTATGGCTTGGTACAGTAATTTAAATCTTAGTACGTAAAAATCCTCGGCCTCCAGTAAAGGACGGACCATATCATATACGGATGCGTCACCTGGGAATAGGCAGGATGCTATTAATTTTCTTTCAGCCTCGGCACTATGTGGCTGGTTCGTCGTCAGTAGGTTTATTTCGTTCATTATCAAGTAATTCTACCAGAGAACGAAGGACTTGTCCAAGGGACTTATGAGCTACACGATTCACCTCCGGCAACCTATAACTATCAATTGAATTATAGATGGAGAGAGATACTTCGGCGGCTTCTTTTATTTTAGTCATTTCGTTGCGGTCTATTTTATTATATTGAGTCATAAGAATTACTTGCCCCCTACCGAATTGTAAGGGGCAAGCATCTTAGCACAGGGACTTACTCCGACTCTGCTCTTTCGAGCATCCCTATGGCTATCAACGAGTAGCCAATTAGGTCGCGGAATATGTCCTTGGATTGGTCGCCATTAGTAACTACTTTTAGCTGACCGTCGTTACAGAAAGCCTTCGCTCTCTGGAATTTGTCCTGCATCCGAATGCAAACACCTGTTAAGGGATGAACACCGAACTCGGAGGAAGCATCGAAGTTTGCGAAGGGGTTATCGCAGCTTTCGCCTCCTGTGTAATCCGAGCATTTGTGAGCGGTTAGTTCCAAAATGGAACTGACCTCAGCACGCCGGAATGTTTCCCACCAGATCTTATCGAATGAAGATGAGGACATCCTTAGAATGGGGTGTTGTCATTGGTTGGCGCACTTGCAGCTTTTGGCTCAGATGAGCTACCTGCGGGTGCTGCGTCCACTGGATTCAATGCCAGAGAGAGGAAGTTCGTACCGCTCTTGGCCGTCTTCTTCCAGCCCTTGAGGTAGTACTCCTTACCCTCGACATTAATCTTCCCGCTGTAGTCAGGATGATTTGGTTTTTCTTTACGGTCATTGACGAAGAATGTACCGGAGTTAGTGTTATCGTATTGTGACATAATATTACTTTCGTTATTGGTTATGATTAGGCGACATCTTCATCCAGCTTTACAGCACGGATGGTTGTGTCAGGTTGTTCTAGCTTGACGCTCAAGTGTTTAGCAAGTGCGTCGATTTTCTGATTAAGCAATTGGTTCTGCTTATCCAAGAGGTTGTTGTGCAGTTGTGCTGCTTCAAGATTTTCTTTCATCTCCTTGATGATAGTTTCGTAATGGTTGTCAAGCATTTGAATGCTGGAGATGACATCAATGATTTCGTTTCGTAAGTCCATAATATTTGTGCGCAACAGAATGTTCCGCTTAGAATCCTTGTGATTGTTTAGTTGTAGGTTTAGGCAGTTTGCTGCCGTGGTCATTAGTAGCATCCGGATCTTTGGTATCGTCAATAGCAAAGAGGCCATTCAGTGCATATTTTCTGGCGTAGGATGAGGCACTGCCGGTAATCTGGGCATCGTCCATACCTTTCTTTGTCTCAGCCTCACGAGCGTAGGCATTAACGTGAATCGAGCTATCACTGCTATCCTCTGTGGATGCAATCACGGCAGTTGACTTGACATAGACCCGACCACCGACCTCAACCATTTCATCGGTGATGACTAGGGTACAGGCCCACTCAGCCAGCAATGGCTTAACGGATGTAAGGATGTCCTCGGCGGAGCGGTAGCGGTAACCACCGAACTTATTAGTCTGACCCTTCGGAGCTTTCAAAGAGGACTGAATCCCCTGGAGTTTCTGATGTATGTTCATTGTATCTGTTTTGGTATTACTCATATTTATTTTTGGTTAGTTTACGGAACAGCTCTTTGCGCTGCTTTTGATTTTTACAAGAAGCAAGATCACCTTCACTTGCCCCTAGGTCTTTTAACTCTGATACTTGTTCGGCGGATGTCAAGGAATTTGCGAACTTTATTGTAAGTTGTGTAAGTCCTACGGGATGAAGGACATCGGTCATATCCTGCTCCAAGTAAGCAGCCATTGCATCTAAAGTATTTGGCAAATCTTCCTTCTGGCCCTTGCACATCTTGAGATAAAAGTTCTCAACTTTTCCGAGAAGACTGTTGGCCTGGCGAGAGATTACACCTCGGACCATTCCGGTCTGGTGGTCGTGATCCAGCACCCAGTCCTTTGTCTTAATGTCCAAGATGGGACAGGAGATTGGCTTGTTAGCCTCCCGGAACTCCTTGATTTGGTTCTGTGATAAGTAAGTCATAGGTATGTTGATTTGGTTATAATTAATCCCGAGGCAGTCCCAAGAGAAGCTCCGATGCAGTAAGTTAATCTAGTTTTCCACTCACCAAATGCAATTCTTTTTACGTTGAATGTCCACACTAGGCTGATAAGGAAACCGACAATGATAGCTTCGTAGAATTTTTGATGAGCGACCTGCCAAGTATTGACTACAACTAACATAACCTGAGTGTAGGCGTATAAGAATGTTCTAATCATCTGCCCCAATCTCACAGGACTCGCCACAAGCCGATCCAGTATCTAGGAATACGTCGTAGTTTGCTTGGCTGAACATTTGCGTCTGGTCAATGTCAACGTAAGGCTCGAAGTCTTTGGTTCTCGCCATTTCAATAATGTCCACTGTCGTCATATTGCCACGAAACATTTGGCGACTAACGTTCGGGTCATTGAGTGTTGTTATATTGCTATATTTTTTTTCCATTCTGCGAGGAAAGTCAAACACCTCTGGTGATTCCTTTGCTAATGTTAGATGCTTTCTTAGTGACTTCTTCCAGCACCACGTGCAGTTCCCGTAATGTTCGCCCTTCAGGTCTAAGTCAAATGGCCAGCTAGCGCACTCTTGCTTCACGTCCTCCTTAGCCCACCCTGCGTCCACTAGCGGATATACGAATTTTAATTGCTCCCTATTCTGAGATACCCTATCCATTTCGTCTGCTCGGATTCCAATGGCTATCCAGAAGTCTCCCCACTTCCAACCCAGAACAGACTTCAGATAGTCCTTGATGGGCAACTCTTTTGTGTCCCTCGTGCAGTGCAACCAACCTGGCCCTGGTAGGCCGTGCTTGGCAAAGTCTGCTTCTAGCGGCTCGCCGTTACGTGCGGCTGTCTCAAATGTTACGATCTTGTGTCGAATGCCCTTGCCCTTCTCTGGGTTCACTACCGCCTCAACCCACACGACGTTCCATCCGAAGTGCTTGTCGCATTGGTCGACAAACTTTAGTGTGTTTTCGTGTTCCGAACCTGTGTTAGCGAAGGTAATCGCGATGTCGTGAGTCTCGGAGAACTTATCTACACAGAGTTTAGTCATCACAGCCGATGTCCGTCCTCCGCTGAATGATATTGCTAGTTTTGGTTTACTCATATTCTGGGTAGTCCTCTCTAAGCCACTCGATGGCATCTGTTACGCCTAACATTAAGTCCCTAATCTCTCCGTCCAGAGAAGTATTAACTCCGATTGCGTTGTCGAGGGCCTCTCTGGCTTGTTTCATAAGCTCTAGTTTTTGTGTGTATTTTTCTTGGTTCATAATATTTTTTAGTAGGTAATCAAAGATAGAAATATACGCTGTTTACCCGATATAATTTTTCCTTGAGTTGAGTTATGATTGGTGGATGAAAATGCTCTGCCTATTCTTCCTGCTTGTTTCTAATTCACTTATCGCCTCACCAGCAGCGATCGAGGTCCTGTCCACCAGCGGCCTTACGCATTCGATTGCCCAAGCTAGGACTATGTATGCCGACATTGGTGACAGCGTATTCTTCAAGCAAGTTGAGCCATCCGAGGGTATGCTGCTGCTGACTGATGATGGAGTCATCAAGTTCAAGCCTGGTGCTGAAAGTAATCGTGTGGTAGTTGCGGTGGTAAAGAATTATTCATAGCGCATTACAGAGGATTGGTCGGCTCACCCTGAAGGGCAGCGATTGCCTGCTTGAGCTGGTTGTTCTCCTCCTGTAACCGAAGGTTCTCATTGCGTAAATATATGAAGTTCTCCCTTACATCCATAATGATTTCCGCGAGTGGTGGTTCGTCTAGGTTATCTGTCATAATGTTTTTGAGTTGTTTCCATTTTTTTCCATTTTGGAAATAGTTGGTAGTTGATAATTAGGTAGCTTGAACTGCCGCCTCCAGAGCGCATAGGTTGAGCGATGGATACCGGACTGAGTGACTGCTGTATCAAGAGATACACCCTTGTCCCGCATTGAGTCAATCTTTTTAACAACCTCGGCCTTCTCCTCGGTGCTGAGTCGATGAGTGATTCGGTTGCAATTACTACCAGGTATAAAGTTCCGTGTCCCCGCTGCCGCCTCAATCCTCTCATTGTCCTCAACCTCCTTGGCAATCCGGGCTGCTGCCCATCGCATAAAGCTGCTGTTTGATTCTGCTGTTGTTTCGTACATTCTTCTTATTTAGTTAGTTCTCTTGGCGAACTATCTATGATAGTTCTTTTGTTGATAATATTTTTCCTGTGCCTCCTCGCTTGAAGACACATATTCCTGTCCTGTCCGGCATCTTCTTGAGAAGTAGGCGCATCGCTTCTTTCTCATCGTGCGCCCACTTGTAAGTCCTCCCGACGTAGCCCTCTGGCATA